AAGTTTTCCGGTTATGATGCTTAGCGCTCCGCATACTGTAACCTTTTATAATCCTATTACTGCTAATGCTGGTACTTGGGAGTATTATAATTCAACTACTAAAATTGCAGATTATGCGCCAACCGCGTCGCCTATAACGGAACGTGGTTTTTCGCCATATAGAGCGTCGTTAACGGCAGCGACTGTTACAAACGGTGCTTGGTCTGCAAGCGCCGAATTATAAAGGAGGTGAGTCATGGCAACAAACAACTTTAGTTTCCTAGAATTATCCGGCTCAGACAAAGCAGGCTACAACAGCATCAACGCTGTAATCACAGACATTGATAACAAGTTGTACGCTAAAGTCGCAGCGCCCGGAATGATTAGTATTCTCAATACTAGTATCACTTCGGCTGCTACGATGGCTACTAATGGTTGGACTGATCTTGGACAATCTCCTGCTGGCTTACCTGCGCTTACTGGTTCGTATACGTATATTCAGAAGGCGACTACGTAATGAGTGCTGTAGCGGATAATGCGATTCGCGCGTCTATGGCTTATCGTGGCGCTGTCGAAGATTATGGTAATTTTATTGATACTACTATGCGTCAGTATGGTTGGAATATGCCGGATGCTTCTGGGCAGTATAGTGTTCAGGGTGCGCAGGATGCGTTTGATCCTGATCGTGTGATTCAGTATGATTCTATGGGTAAGCCTACGTTTGATCTTGAGCGTGTTGCTGCGCAGACTAGTGGTGGTCAGTATGGTACGACTGGTTTGTTTGCTGAGACTGCGCAGGAGAGCGCCGCTCAGGAGGCGGATGTTCGTATGGCTGCTCGTGGTCGCGGTTTTGGGGCTGGTAGTGGTTTGTCTAGGCAGGCAGAGTTGGCTGCCGAGACGCAGGCTGGGCGGGCTATGGGTCAGGTTAGTGCTGGATTGTTTTCGGATATTTTCTCTAGGTATGGTAATCTTGGCAGGTTGTATGGTGATGTTGCGACTGGTGAGGTTACGGATGCGCTTATTCGGGCTGAGGGTGATGTTGCGAATATGCCTTTGAGTGAGGCTACTGCGCCTATGCCTGAGGAGCCTGCTGCGCCTGTTGAGTCTGGTGGTCCTGCGTATACTGGTGATCGTGGTAAGTTTGCTCAGGGTTCTGAGGGTGGGCGTTATGTTATGCCTATTGATGAGCGTAAGCAGTATACTACGCGAGCGACTAATCAGCAGTTGCGTGCTGCTGGGGTGCCTGTTGATGGTGGTAAGCCGGGTCAGGTGTTTACTGGTAAGGGCGGTATGCGGTATGTGCGTCGCCAAGATGGTTGGTATGTTATTAGATAATGGGGGTGAGTATGGCTACTGGTAGTGGTTCGCGGCCAGCGCCGCGAGAGAGGTTTGCTAGGGATTACGCGGCGGGTATTGCTGCTACGTTTAATCCGCGTATTAATTATTATGCTCAGCAGGAGGCTGGTATGCGTACGCCTGAGGCTGTTGAGGCGGATATTACTAGGTTGTATGAGCCTATTATTGGTGCTACTGGGCGTGTTGGTGAGGATGTTAGTCGTGTTGGGCAGGCTGGTTTGACTGCTTTGAGTGGTCTTATGGGGTCTTTGCCGAATGTTGATATGGGTATGCTTGCTGATGCTGCTCGCGCGACTGGTCGTGCTGGTGGTAGTGCGGCGCTTACTGGTGCTATGCTTGGTTCTAGTGCTCGTGGTGCGTTGGCTTCTAGTGTGTTGGCTGGGCGTCGTAATGTTGAGGAGGAGCGTCGTCGTTTGGGTGAGGGTCGTATGGGTGCTGAGGAGGAGCAGGCGCGTGCTGGTGCTGATTGGTTGCAGTATGCTTCTCAGAGGCAGCAGATGGAGACTCAAGCGTTGCAGAATAAGACGCTTATGGAGGATCTTAAGAATGCGCCTGTTGCTCGTCGTCGTGCTATTCTTGAGAATCGTATGCTTCGTGGTCAGATTACTGCGCAGGATCTTCAGAATGCTCAGGTTCGTAAGGAGTTGAAGCGGCTTGGGTTTACTGATAGGCAGATTGATAATATTGCTAATAACGATAATACTAATAATGATGATGGCGAGGAAGTTGGGTAAAGGAGTTATAATTGGCTGTTTCTAATCCTTATTTGGGGCCGGGTGGCTCGTCTGGGGCTAAGCCGCCTAAGAAGCCGGGGACTGTTCCTCAGCAACAGGTTGGCGGGTTTAGGATGCCTAGTGTTCTCCCTAGTGGTGCGCTTGTTTCTAATCCTGCTGGGCCTCTTACGAGTGGTATTCGTGGTACGCGACCAGCGTATACGAGCACTATGTCGGATCTTGGTAGGCGTGCGCAGTTTGGAGAACCAGCGCGTCGCGCAGCGTATGCTACGTATTTGCAACGCCAAGAAGAGTTTCGTCGTCAGCGCGAATTAAGGGAGTATTACGCTAATCCCTTGGGTACACCGCCTCCGGGCACCGTATCGCCCGTTCCTGCTATTAGTAGGGCGTTTAGTGAGGATGCTAAGAAGCGTCAGGATGCTATTAATGCTGCTAATGCTGCTGGTGATCCGTCGCTGATGGCGCCTATTGATAGGATTAAGGCTTTAAATAGTATGGCTCGTATGGCTAATATACGAGGCCAAAAGGGCCTTAATCCTAGTGGTAATTTGGGTGCTGTTGGAACTGAAGCGACTGGTATTTTGCCTGCGCCAGATTTTGCTGGAAGCGGGTTGTATGGCAGTAATGTTATGGGGCTTAATACTCGTAATCCTGCTGATGCCGCTCAGGCGTCTAGTCAAAGACGGCGCGATAAACAGCGTAATCAAATGGAGTATTGGAAGGGTGTTGGCGCGTCGTATAAGGAGCGTTTTCCTGCTCAGTCTGCGGCTATTGATGCGATTATTGCTATTGAGCAGATGCCTGAAGGGACTGAGCAACAGCGCGAGGCTAAGAAGTCTGCTTTTGCTGAAATTAATGCTCGTGGTGAAATCGCCCAGTGGCGTAATTATTTGAGTAATGGTAGTTGGAGTCGTAGCGAAGAGCGTCTTGGTACTATTGATAAGTATGCTGATGATAATCGTTTTAATATGTCGGCTATGTTTATTGATAATTCTAAGAAGTTTGGTTTGTCTCAGCAAGATATTGCTGATATGATTGCTTCTGGTATTATTACGTATGGCAAAACTAAGGATTCTCAGCATAAAATTCCTATTGCTACGGTTAATAGACTTGCTTTGGAAACGTTTCTTTCTGATAACTTTAGTATTAATTCTGATGGTCGTGTTGAGCGTAAGAGTCAAGGCCGTCTTGTTCTAAGTGATTTTTTCCTTCAATCGGCTGGTTTTAAGGTTAGTAGTAGTACGGGCGCGGTTAGTGTTAATCGTGATCCTAGTTCTGCTGCGTTTGATATGGTTGATATTCCTCGTCGCGATGATGATGAAACGCCCGATTATAGTGCTATGGCGGCTGATTATTTACAGGATCAAAATACGTATGAGACTCTTACTAGTAAGATTGAGACTAAGATTCGCGAGTCTGGTGGTGGCGCTCTTCTTGATCGTATTTATTCTGGTAATTTTGATCAGAAAGATGTTAATAATCTTAAGAAGTATATGTATTCTTTTGATGGGGGTACGTATGTGCAGGCTCAAAATCGTTGGTTGTCTGAGCGTATTCTTGGTATTAAGAATGGCGAGTTTGCTGATTTGGCTGTTGCTCGGCGCGACGAGGCTAATATTGCTGCGCTTGTTGAGCAGAATCAAAAGGAGCGCGAGGAGGCTCGCGAAGCAGAGTTAAAGCAGGCTCAGGGTACGGCTGAGGCTAATTTCCGTCGTCTTGATGAGGCTACGGGGCAGTATGTTAATGTGTTTCCTGTTGAGGAGTGGCCGCGTCGTTTGGCTGCTGTGCTTGATTCTGGTGTTGGTGGTGTTGTTCCTCGTGATGTGTTGAATCAGATTTTTTATGAGGATGTTGCTACGGGTAAGCGGCGCGAGTTGTCTGCTGAGGATAAGCGCGTGTTGTATGTTTCTGCTTTGGAGGCTTATAATGCTGGTGCTCCTGTTGATCCGTTTATTCTTAGTATGGTTGAGGATTGGCAGAAGGAGATTACTCCGGGCGAGGTTGCGCAGGAGATGTTTGAGCGTGAGGGCGATCAGCGTTCGTGGTTTGGTCGTACTGTTTCTAATGTAATTGGGCAGACTACGTTTGGGCCGGGGATTGGTCCGGGCGGGTATATTAATCGTCTTGCTGCTGCTGGTGTTTTCGCTAATGCTGATGATGTGACGTTTAGTGAGGGGCTTGCTAAGGCGTTTAAGATGACGCCTGAAGAGTTGGGTCGAGAGTTTACGGTTGGTAGTGTTGCTACGATGTTGTCTGATGCTCAGGGGCCTTTGTCGGCTACTAAGACTGATACGGTATTTAGTGCTGCGTTTAGGGATAATTTGATTAAGTCGCCTATTAGGGCTGCGCTTGGTATGCCTATGGGTATGTATATGGCGGTGACTGATCCTAAGGGTACTGGTCGGGCTATTCTTGAGGATTATGCTCAGCGTTATGGGCAGATTTGGGGCGACCCGGATGCTAATTTTGTTGAGTCTGCGTTGATGGATCCTTGGGCGCCTGCTATGGATATTCTTGGGTTGGTTCCTGTTATTGGTGCTGGTGCGCGTGGCGCGCAGATTGCGCGTATTGCGGCTGTTACGAGTAAGATTAATAAGACTGATTGGCAGGCGGCGCTTAAAAAGACGGAGCCAGAGTTTTCTATTCCTTCTACTGAGCGTGGTGTTTTTTGGGAGCCTGAAAAGTTTGATCCTACTGCTCGTGGCGCTGAGGCTGTGCGCTTGTTGGAAGAGTTGAATAGTGGTAAGCCTGTGCGATTTGTTAGCGCTAGAAAGTTTGCTGCTGCTCAGCGTGCCGCGTTAACGGGTGATCAGGGCGCGTATAATCGTCTTGTGCAATTGACGCCTAAGGGTTATGGTGGGCTTAATAGTTCGTATACTCCGGGTCGTATGGATCGTGTTGCTGCGTGGTTTAGTCCTCGTTATACGGCGTTTAGTTATCGTGATGTGTATCCTGATGGTACGCCTGAGGATGCGAAGGCGCTTAATGAGGTTATTGCGCGCGAGGCTGGTCGGCGTGGTATTAGCATGGAGGAGATTGAGGCTATTGAAACTAGTGGTGGGCCTCTTCGTCGTAGGGCGGGTAGTCCTATTGCGCGTGGTATGCAGGATCTTATGTTTACTATTCAGAAGGGCGTTGCTCGTCGTAAGCCGGATAGTGTGCTGGTTAATATGCCTCTTATTGGTTTTAATTTGCGGTATGCTAATGCTTTGAAGAGTAATCCTTTTGGTGATGCGGATATGTTGTTGCGCGAGTTGCGTGAGCAGGCGGCTCATCAGGCTCTTGCTAATGCGCAAGAGTTTACGGATGCTGAGCAGTTGGCTATTATGAATTATGCTAGTGGTCGTATGTTTTCTCCGGGTAATCTTCTTGCTATTTCGTTGGGTAAGTTGGAGCGGATGCGTAAGGATGGTGTTGACGAGACGGATGATGTTCTTGTGTTAACGCAGAAAGAGGCTGATCTTTATCAAGATCCAGAGTTTCTTAGGGAGTATGAGGCTGCTTATGCTAAGATTCATACGCTTGGCGATGAGGGTGCGCCTGTTGATGCGCGTGGTAAGAATATGCGTACTACTGCTGAGCGTATTCGCGCTAAGAATGAGGCTATGCGGCATCGTGCTGGTGTTGAAATGGATGCGCTTAGTGCTCGCGAGTTGACGCTTAGGAACCAATTGTTTTTGAATGCTGCTCGTCTTTTGGATGAGGATATGCTTGAGGAACTTGAAACGGCTGAGGTTACGGATCGTATTGGCGTGTTGAATGGTGGTTATCATTTTCTTGAGACTGGTAAGGTTTCGGATCTTCCTGATGGTGAGGGGCGTAATTTGCGTTCTGTTATGCAGGATATTGAGGGCGCTGATGATGCTTTGTATAAGAGTGTTATTGATGAGGTTCGTGAGAGTGTTGCTTATCTGGGTACTGATACGAGTTTTAGGACGGTTGATAATACGCCATTGTTTGTGGTGGATAGTGTCTTTGATGTTGCTGGTCGTAAGTTTGTTCGTGGTCGGCGGTTGCGTGTTAGGGGCCAGTTTGAGAAGGATACTGAGCGGACGTACCGTGATGGTAGTCTTATTGATGATAGGCCGTTGACGCTTCCTGCTGAGGCTTTTGTTAAGAGTAAGCGTGGTACGGATGATTTGCGTACTGGTGATGGCGAGTTTATTGATACGTATGCTACTTCGCCTAAGAGTGCTGGTAAGCGTGGTATTGATTCGGATATGTCCGAGTTGAGTGAGCAGTTAAATAGGGCTTCGCTTAATTTTGCTATGAAGTTGTTCCCTAATGCGCGTGATTTTACGGATAAGGTGCATATTAAGAATATGATGGGTAGTCGCGAATCGTTTGCTCAGGCTATCAATCGTAATGTTATTGCGTCTAGTGGTTTAATGTCTTTTAATTTGGATATTCATTATGCTGCTTTGCGTAATGCTGCGTATCGTAGGTTTAAGAGTGATATTGAGGATACGATTCATGAGAATGCTATTCTTATTACTCGTGAGCAGGCTGAGCGTTTTAAGGGTGGCTATGAGGCGCTTAGGACTATGGCTGTGCATGATACTCGTGAGGCTGCGCAGAGGTATATTGATCGTGAACGTGTGCGTGCTCCTCTTGAGGGTGATGAGGCTATTATCGAGTATGTTGTTAATGGTCAGACGAAGTATGTTACTCGTATGAGTTTCCTTGATTCTACGTCGTATGCGTTAAAGGAGGCTCGTGAGCAGCGTCTTGTGGATGCTAGTGAGTGGCAGAAGGCTATGTTTGCTGATTTGGCTGATCTTAATTATAATAATGCTGATAATCTGATTATGGTTATTCCTCGTGGTTTGGCTGATAATTTGCGGGATTCGTATAATCGTTCTAATATTTTTGCTACGAAGGTTATGCGAGGTGCTACGAGCACGTTTAAGTTGTTTGCGTTGTCGTTGAATCCTCGGTTTGTTACGCAACAGTTTTTTGGTACGATGGTTATGATGATGATTATGAATCCTATGCAGGCTGGTCATATTATGGCTAGGTTCTTGCAGTATTCGTTGAATAAGCGTGCGCGTGCTACGATTAGTAGTAGTTGGCGTAAGGGTATTGAGGTTAATCCTTATGAGAATCATGGTATGGATTATGATATTATTCTTAATCGTTTTATTCGCGAGTTTGAGGATCAGATTTATGGTGAGGATGCTGCTAAAACGCTGGGTAAGATGGATAGTAAGGCTCGTAAGGTGGCTACGTTTGGTTATACGGTGGGTATGGCTATTGAGAAGAATTTCCGGGTGGCTATTATTCGCGAGGCGGCTATGAATTATCCGGGGTTTAAGGATTTTATGAATTCTCCTGAGGTTGCTAAGCGGGCTATGGAGGGTATTCCTGAGATGGGTTATACTACGGTTACGAAGTTTCATGCTGCTATGGATTTGTTGAGTGATCCTCGTAGTCTTGATTTTGATCCGTTGTTTTTGCGCGAGTTGCGTCATACGGCTGATATGGTTAGTGGTAATTATCGTGATTTTTCTTATACTGAGCGGCTTATTCGTGATTATGCTGTGCCGTTTTATGCTTGGACTAGGCATTCGGCTTTGTTTACTAAGCGTATGGTGCAGGAGCGTCCGCTTACTGCTAATACGTTGTATAATATTGGTAATTATGGGTATGAGACTATTGCTGAGCAGGGCGGTTTGCCTGATTGGTTGTTGGAGTCTATCCCTATGCCGGAGGTTGTTGCTGAGGTTCTTGGGTTGGATCCTGAGAAGGATAATCGTTTGGGATTCGGGCTGATTAATCCGTTTGGTACGACTGGTAATATTATTGAGATGGTGGCTGGTTTGACTCGTGGCGGTAATTTCCGTACTGATTCGGGTGTGTTTGAGATTACGAATCCGTTTATTGAGTTGGCTATTCAACAGTCTCTTGGGCGTAGTTTGTTGACGGGTGCGCCTGTTGATCCTGAGCAGGGTTTGTTGAGTGCGGCGTTTGATTCTTTTGAGACGCTTCCTCCGCTTCGTATTGGTCTTGGTTTGTTTAAGACGAGTGTTGGGTTGAATGAGTTGCGTGGTGTGAGTAATCCTGAGGATATTCTTAGGGATCCGTTTGATCCTAATTCTAAGTTGCGTGTTCCTAAGCCTAAGTTTTCTACGAAGTTTCCTACTCGTTCTATGGCGGGGTTTGTAAATTCGACGCTTGTTCCTGTGTATAGTCTTGATAAGGAGCAGTTGGGGGATGCTATTTCTAGGGAGTATGATAGGCGTGGCGTGTTGTATGAGGAATTTAAGTTGAATGATCGTCGTAGTCAGTTAAAGACTGCGAATGCTCTTCGTAATTGGCAGTATAAGCGTGATTATGTGTTTAATGTTTGGTTGCCTGCGTTTCAGGATGCTGATCCTGCGTTGGTTGCTCGTGTGCTTCAACAGTTGGAGAATGAGAAGCCTAGGATTCCTAAGGGTTTTAATCCTGCTAGTGTTGAGGCTATTCTTTCTGGTAGGCTTGATTAGATTGGAGGATGATATGTGATGAGTGATGGTGATATTCAAGTCATCCTTCATCGTCTTGACGAGTTGGATGCTAGGTTGTGTCAGATTCACGATGAGGTTAAGCGTACTAATGGGCGTGTGACCGAGTTGGAGATGAGTGAGGCTAAGTGGGAGGGCGAGCGCGAGGGTAAGCGTATGCAGACTATGATTGCTACGAGTGTTCTTAGTGGTGGTATTCTTGCTGGTATTGTTTGGTTTGTTACTCAGGCTATTTAAGGGGGTGTGATTGTGCCAGTTGCTGATGATGATTATAAGGCGCGTCGTAAGGACGCCCTTGTTAGTAAGATGATGGGCGAGCCACAACCTCTTGTTGATAGTTTAGTTGGCGGGGCTAGTAGAAACGTTGCTAGTAGTGTTGGCAGGTCTTTTGCGGCGTCTAATATTGGCGTTAAAATTAGACGAGGGCTTGAAAAGGATTTTATTCAGGTTACTGGTCCAGATGGTTTTCCAGTGTCAATGCCTATGCCTAGTTTTATTGCTAAGCCTTTTTGGAGGGCTATGAGTAATCCTACGGTTAGAAAAGCCTATACTGAATTTGAGCCTTATTTATCAGATCCTAAAGCGTTGGTAAAGGTTGCGCCTTTACTTAATGCTCTTGCAGAAAGAGATACAAGCGGTCTTTTTTCAGAAGATCCTATTGTTAGGTTAGCAAAACATATTAGAGAAATGGGTTAAAGGAGGGGTTATGAAGGCTTCTAGTGGTGTTGGTGGTGTGTCGGTGTACACGAGTGTTGGTTCTCAGGCTATGGGCACGGCTCGTAATGAGAATAATAAGGATCGTCTTGCTCGTATGAAGCGGGAAAAGCAAAAGGGTAAGAAGAAGATTCCTCCTATGTATAAGCCCGCTAATTATGATGATATGGTGGGGTGATTGTATGAATTGGCGTGAGATTGGTACTCGTGCTGCGTTGACGTTTGTGCAAGCGTTTCTTGCTGTGTTTCTTGTTGATGGTGTTACTGGTGTTGATGAGCCGGGTGATTTGATGGCTCCGGTTGTGGCTGGTATTGCTGCTGTGTTGTCGCTAGTGTATAATGTTGTGCGCCAGTATCAGGCGCAGCGTGGTTGGGAAGAGTAGAATACAAAAAACTAAAGGGGACTATCCGGGCATTATACTCGGATAGTCCCCTTTTTTGTTGCCTAAATTAACTAGTAAAATTAGGCTTTAATATCTACAACCTCACATCCATCAGCACTACAAGCAAGAGTCTGACTAGAATCAGTATTATCTTCTAGTTCATACTCTGCCAAAGCAGCCCAATCAATACTCTTCGGGCTTTGCTTAACCAACTCGTCATACTCCTCCTTAGTAATAGCCTCGTACGGCGCTTGACGATACGTATGATCACTCTTAGGCAAAAATGAGATACCACTCACATCATCAAAATGATCATACACCCACGCTCCCACACGCATCCACTCATCCTCAGCAACACTCACAGTAATACTAGGCTTGTGCTCGCACCAGTTCTCCTGATACGCAAGCCACAACTCCAAGTGATCAATAGCCGTAAGAGTGCCCTTTGTAATTGTAGGAGCCTTCTGTGGGAACGAGAATACCATAGTAGTCTCTGGCTTCATCACGTCAGGCTCAGCAGGCACACCAGCATCAATAAGAAACTGCGTCAAAGGATCCTTGACGTCACCACGTACACGCCTAATATAATACTCAGAGTGACGAGGATGAATGCCGGAAGCGGAATCCACCAACTGTGAGACAGTACCACTAGGCTTAACACAAGTAATGGCAGTAGACACAGGAATACCAATCTGCTTAGCATACTTCGCATTAGTCAGCACCGCCTCCTGACGAAACTCCCTAAGATTAGACGGGAGATTATACGTTCCCTTATTAATCATCATCTTGTTGTCGAAGATCCCCGTGAGAGAAACACCAAGGAGACGCTCTTCCTCAGTGTTCTGCTTCCAAATCTTACGGAGATACTTAAACTCTGTAAGCGTGGCTTGGAACGTCCCAAGAATCGTAGCGAGCCTGATCTTTCTCTTAAGATCGTCAGGCCCATCCCCGGCTCTAACAACGACTTCAGTGAGATTGCAAAACTGATGCGGCCGTAGAATAATCTCACTGCACGGGTTTGTACCAAACTGATGCTCATACTCCCTCCTTCCGTTCTTAGCAGCCTGAGCCTTAGCGGCTTGCCTATTGAAGATACCACGCTCTCCACTCTTGGACTGGTAGAGCGCTACCCACTCTTCCATAAACGCATCCATACCGGGCGTTTCGGTGTACGCGACACTATTGTTCGCAAGTGCTCTTTGCGGATTATCTGTCCACCATTCGCCACTCTTAGCATTCCGCATTCGCCCATCGCTAAGATTACTGAGGCTGATAAGCGCGGAACGCCGAACCCCACCAACAACGACCACTTCCGCGATTTTACATACCAAATCATGACACTCCAATGCGTTAAGCCTACGCCCAGCCGCATTTGCAAACAAGTTGACAGTAAACTTAAACAAGTCCTCCAGTGGAGCGGGACCACTAGCGCGCCCACCAAACGTCTTCAGGCGGCTTCCTGCGGGACGCACAAGACTAGTATCCCACTTCGGAATCTGACCAGCATACAGCATAGCGATCAACTCTCGCAGTGCCCTAGCCCAACCAGCCTTAGAATCAGCCACAGTAATTACCGTAGTAGAATCCTCAAAATGCTCGTTAACGATAGGCAACTGGTTAATCTCATCGCGCTCCACAGAGAAGCCCACACCAACCCCATTCATAAGGATGTAGAGGATCTCATCAAAGCAGCGAGGATGATTCACTGGAGTGTACGAGCAGTTATAACCAGCAACATTCTCCCTATCCAGTGCGGGACCAGCAGTCATAAGGGCACGCATACTAGGCATGACCTCTAGATTGATAATAGCGTCAAGCAACTCTGCCTTCAACTCTACTGGCATCTTATAATTATTCTTCTCGCGAAGATTCTTATCCATAAACTCGATGTAACGCGAGACAGTCTCAGGCCAATACTCTCGCCTGTTCTCATCGTCTAGCCAGCGAGCATACCGTGACGTTGCGATGAACGTCTGATAATCACTTGGTAGATTCATACTTCTCCTTTCATAATAGGGCCGGAGGGAATCGAACCCTCACGCCCGAAGGCAACGAATTTTAAGTCCGTCGTGTCTGCCTATTCCACCACGGCCCCTAGCGAGTACGACCAATCATGCGCTTACTACGCGCACCATACGACACCATATCCGCCTTACCCCGCGTAATAAACCAGTAACCATTGCACCAGTTAGGATACGTTGTCGTGTCTTGCAAATACTCCGTCTGAGAAATATTAAAGAAGCCACCCAATTCTCCAATAATATACTCGCCACTAGTATCCCACCCCATAGCACAATGATGCGTATGCGCAGTAAGCACGTGACACTTCTGCACAGTAGCAATATTGTTAGGATTAACTAGCGGATTCTTAGAGTAAGAAGTCGGGTGTGCTACAAAATACTTCTCACCATTACTATTAATATACACATGATCAAGGTTAGTAAACTTAAGGCGAGAGCCATTAAGGTCAATGCCAGCGAATACTTCTTGCATTGCGCTAACAAAATCCTGCCGATACTCCGCACTCTTCACGTACCTATAATCATGGTTTCCTTTTAGGAATACGATCTGCTTGAAATTAGCGGCAAGAATCTCCATAAGATTCCTAGCCTCAGAGATTTCCTTCTCAATACCAGCGCTCTTCTGCTTAGGATAATACTGGGAAAGACTATCACCATTCAGATAATCACCAGCAATGAGAAGATTATTATAATCGGCTGCCTCGTCAAGAAACTCGTTAACAAGTTTAGCGTCGTACAGTGGGACGTGCCAGTCAGCAGTCACAGCCCAATCACCACGAAGAATCAGAGGCTTCTCCAGCCCAAACTCAAAACGAGTCTTATCAGTAGTGTCAACCCTCATCATAGAACCTCACCATTCATAATCATGGTCAGCATATGCAACCCATCATCCATACGACGCATAATCTGACGCTTACTTACATTCATTTGCTTTGCTTGTTCTTGAATAGGGTTACCGTACACAAATACCCCAAGGACAGTGTTATACAAGTTATCACTAGTGGATTGTAGTTTACGCATAGCATTATCAAGATCCATCTTAGCAAGGTGAAACTCATCATTACCACCAATCACAATGCTCATGCAAAGCGTGGTGTAATTCCTAAGATAACTTTCTACTTCCTGCTTATTGTACATTAGGCTTCCTGATTATTGTATACTATGCTCTACGATATCCTCGTAGGATACGCTTTGGTGGTGCCTTAGTCGCTTGACGAAACGCACCCAATCCTTCATCCGATTATACACGGCCTTACTAACGAACTGGTGATCAGAATCAGGAGGACAAGACCATACTGCGATCATGCCCTCCTGATAAAGATCATCATACTCTGCCGCGTTCCTAAACCTCCACGCTGCCGAAGCAACGACACGCTCGTATTCCCTGACGCGGGACTCGTCAGGGCTAATCATTAGAAAGGAAAATCGTCGGTAGAGTCCGACGACGCCGCTCCCGCTGCGGCACCAGCCATAACACCATTAGAATTACCCGTGATATTATGGAACGTTGACGCGGACAGATTATGATACGTCTGCTGCTCTCCAGCCTTATTCTGCCCGGTGGACTGAGTGTACTTGCCATCAGCCACAACAAAATCGCCCTTGCTGATCTGGACGCTATCCATCTCAGGCCACACGGTAATGTTAATCATCTTATGATTCGCGATGCTGCGAACAGCAACATCACGCACCTCCTTGCCAGCGGCCTGCCGCGTGCGAGGATCAAACTGTACAATACCAGCAACCGTAATATACTCGCTCATCTATCTTCTCCTGTATACTCGTCCCACATTTTTAGGAACAACTTGTATGGTACTACTACGAATCGTCTACCAGTTTTTGCTTCGCGGAGAAACAAGGACCATTCATTGCCGCGCGCATTGTGTGCGGCTTGTTTGAGGTCTGCGTCTCGTAGTGCTAGGCGCTTCTGGTACTTGCATTCCGGCGCGAATCCACCGGGAAGATCAATCACATCAGGAACATCAAACCCTCTTGGTCCTGTGCGAGTCCCACCAAGATCACGAGCGACCTCTCGCTCCCAATCCTTCCACTGCTTACTCCTGTTCGGTGGCAGGCTCATCCTGCTCATCCCCCGAATCCGTATTAGCGACAAAATCAACCTCATCGTCAATCTCCAGCGGATCCTCCCAACGCTTAATATCCATACCGTCGAGTCGCTCGCGAATCTCAGCGACAGCATCACCAGCCGCGACAATAGTCACAGCATCCTCATTATCCGTGAAGATAAAAAACGGCTTATCAGCGACAGCGCGAAGCGTCAGGAACTCCAGCACACCAGCGATGCGCCAACCAAGCGCCTCCTGATCATTATCACACTCTACCAGCATCTTCTCTACAGCACTCTCCATACTACACCTCCTTTCAGAATGTAACCTTTACAGGCTCTAGGACAACATTACCATCAGGCGTGTCACGAATCTCCACTTGCGTGACATTACCAGCCTGCTTACGACGAGACTTGAAATGAATCAATCGGAACCTTCCCGGCGCTTCTGCGCGAGCCTCAAGCCCGCAATCAACAGCAGCGCCAATGTCAGAGGATCCTCGCGTCCGCACATAACTAGACGACGAGTCACCCTTATTTGTATGGTGTAGGACAATTATAGCAGCATTTGTCTCTTTTGTCAAGACATTAATCGAATCGTTAAACAACGCTGCCATAGCCCCAGCATTATTCTCATCCTGCGTATGCAAGCGTGTAAGACTGTCTAGCACAATGAGACTAGGCTGGTAGGACACGGCCTCGTCAAGAAACTTGTCGAACCTGCGATCCAATCGTACGCCTTGACGATGCAGGTAGCGTAGATTATCCTGATTCTTCAAGCCTAGTTGTCGTAGACGATGATACACTACGTCGTGCGGATTCTCTTCGTCAACGTACAACACGCGCCCGTGATGATTGAGTGGCCACTTAATCCACTCATTATCCCCATTAGCCATAGCAACGGCGAGGCTAAGGCTGATCCAAGACTTGCCAACGTTAGGCTCGCCCACGAGAAGCGTGGTGTCTCCCTGAGCGATTACACCATCGACAAGCCAACGATACTCTGGGGGATGAGCAGCAAGGTCAAGGGCCTCATAATGAAACCGCCCATCCTTGCAATTCTTCACGATATCCTTGAATGTGTCGAGCGTGTACGACTCAAAGAATTCTACGATATCTTTTACGTCTTCGGGTAGCATCAGTCGCTTAGCCTCGCTTCCCAACTTGCTGCGAATACTAGCCCAAGCACGCTCAATCTTAGCCTCAGTATTATAATCAGCATCATTATCTAACACAACATAGATCGTGTCATAATCCTTCAGAGCATCCACGTCAGCATCATTAAGTCCGTATGCTCCGGGGATACCATACACAGAGGTAATGCCTTCTTGCCACAAGCGCATCGTATCCGTCTCACCCTCGACAAGAAAACAATACGACGTAGCCTCCATAGGACCATGATACAAGCCCAGATGCAGGCCCTTCTCGCTGGCAAACTGGCGCTTACCCGGCCCAATATACCGCTTCTTATCACCATTAGGATACGGGAACACAACCCACTCGTAATCATTATCAGAGTGGACGCCGAACGCTTCAAGCGTCTCAGCACTAATCCCCTTGTTATACTTAAACCAATTCTGCTGTGCTTCTGTAAGCAATGTCTACTCCACGACGCGGATGAAAACCTGAACCTGATTCTTATTACGATCACGGCGCATTACCTGCCCGCCGTCACTATCACTGGACGTAGAGGTATTCCCCTCAATACACTTGAACGCGCCCTTACTATTAGGCTTAGTCTCTACAATACCAACATGATCACTAGTGCCATCGCCCTGCCAATCAAACATGGCAATGTCTCCCGGCTGGACACGATCAGCGGGAACAACGATAAGCCCGTTGCGCTGAGCGCGAGCATCATTCACCATAAAAGGACAATACGCCCACCTAGACTTCTTAGGGTCAAACGCCTTACTACCAGCCTTCGTATAACACCACGTCACAAACATAGCGCACCAAGGCCCGCGAAGACCATACCAATCAGAGAACATCACCTTATTAGAATTAGGGGGATTCTCCTTCGTGCCAATCCACTTGACACTCTCAGCCAGAGCGCGCTCGCGCATAGGCCCAAACGACTTCTTACGCCGCTCAGCACGCCGCCGCATCAACGCGCTAGGCTTCTTCTTACCCGTAAGGAACGAATGCAGCAGAGGCTCGTACGTCTGCGTACAATTCTGCTGGCGATACCCAATCATCCACTTAGCCTGCTTTGCAGCAGCAGCAGTGGTAGGGCCGAACACACCATCAATCTTACCAACCCACGCACCAACACTAGCCAGCGCGCGCTGAGCAGTCTTCACATCCTTGCCCTTAGTATAGGGACTAGTCAACTTAAGTACCCGCATTATTCTTCTCTTTCAACTTGCGCTCCTGACGGCGCTGCTTTGCTTCCATCTTCTTCTTACCACGCTCAAGGATCTTCTCCTTGTTGCGCTCCAACTTGTTCTTCTTAATGCTACCGGCGACTGCCATCAGCATCCTTCTCCTTCCAAATCTTACGCTCTTCCAATAGAATCAGCCTATCAAGATACCAGCGAGCCTTCTGCAAATCCTGAATACCGCCCTTCATATTATACCGACTAACATACTTAATGATGTTACCCTGATGATAATTAAGGTTAAGACCTTCGATAGCCTCGATAGTTTCCATGCTGCCCTGCGTGTAATGCGCGGGACTATTCACATCATCACTCATACGTACTTTTCTCCGCCCAATTCGTGTAGGAAATTTCACAATCAGTATCTATATTAACGAATTTCTCTACGGTTTTATTCCCCATTAGCGATGGAATGAGAGTAACTAGAGTGTTTATCTCCTCCTTATCCGCATCAATGATAATCTCGTCGTGTACAATGTTCACCATGTGCGACATGAAGTCTCCGTTAAGGAGGCGTTCCCATACGCGCACTACACTATCCCGCATGAGGTCTGCGGCAGAGCCTTGAATAAGAGCGTTCAGTGCCTTGTGCTCTTCTTGAACGTGCAGGTGCCGACCATAGAGACTTTGAATATAACCCCTTGCTAGTAGTGTCTCGCCAATGTTCTGGTTGAGTCGCTTAATGCCGGGACGAGTATCATGATAAGCCTTCAACAAGCGTCGAGCCTCAGTGAATGACACGCCCAATTGTCGCATGATAGTGGGAGTACCACCACCATAAATGATAGAAAAGTTTAGGGTCTTTCCAACTTGCCTCTGCTCGTCTGATACCTCGTTAGTGTTGTAGAGTCCCCGCGCGGTATTAGCATGGGGATCCGCACCATTATTAATTTCGGTAGCCAGCGAATCATCACCAATTGCTGCCGCAAGGTAGTATGCGAGGAGACGGACCTCAATCGCTTTGTAGTCGAAGAATAAGAATGCGTCAAGTTTCGGTACGAAGGCACGCTTTACATCCTTTTGTGTTCTAGGAATATTCTGAACGTTCACTATTATCCTCGCAAATCATCAGCATCAGTTGGTAAATACTAATAGCATGATCATAGTTGGTTGCGTATACGGGCCACATTTTACCAACTTCTTCGCCAGTTGTCAAATCCTGCATGTTAACTAGGTACAAGTCCCACTCGTCCTCATCAAACATCAAACACGGCTCTGATCTTATCATGATACTGCTCGCTAATACGCTTAACTTGTGTTTGAATCTCAGCATTATGTACGCGCTGCGCAGAATTAGGATTAATATACTGCTTATACAACAACTTGTTGATATGCTTTGTCTTGGTATGCAGAGCGGTACGTACGATCAACTCGTAATCATCAGCAACTCGCAGCGTGGGATTATGGCCGTCGAGTTCGTGATACACGCTAGCGCGCCACGAGCGTACATGATTGGGTACGCTAACGATATGACTTAGAGTCGTAGCATTAATCTCTGGTGCTTGCATGACCCACAAGCCATGCTCCTCATCATAATACTCTTTGCCATAACCAAACGCCCAGCCCTCAGGGTAACGATGCGACTCTCCGTTAGGATGAATCTCACTACAATCAGAATAAACAAAACCAACCTCAGCATCCTTAAACGCCTTGTTAATCTCTTCTAGTGCGTTTGGAGTCAACTCGTCATCATGATCCAACTCCACGAGAATGTCGCCACTGGCTACCATGAAACCCCAACGCTTGATCTGTCCGATGATACCAGAATGTACGTGACTACGAAACAGACTGATATTGTATCGCTCATCAGAGCAGAAACCGTAGACTTGTGACCACGTACTTGTGGTATACGAGTCATCCCAGACGATCCATTCCCACGGCCAGTACGTCTGATTCTTTAGACTATTCCATGTTCGCGCAAGAGTATCAGGACTAGTTTCGTAGGTAGGTGTGATAATACTAATCATTTGTTTGTCCTTCTTCTAGTGCA